CACCATACCACCATTCACACCCTCGTACCTTGACAATCAAATAATTACATCCTACCTAATCAATTTTGTCGTTTAAAAACTAGAAAGGAGAATGGAAGATGACAGAGGTCAGAATTGAAGGTAAAGCGATGGAGGCTGTTGCGGTGGCGGCGGGCTTTGAAAAACAAAGCGATGGCCGCTGGATTCAGAAAGATAACGAAGGCTACAACGAGCTGATGGTAGCTTACGACCCACAAAGTCACGATTACGAGTTCACCGTAGTCCTTTGGACAGAAAATGGCGAGTTCGTAGAATCCATGTCCCTCTACGGCTTCTTGAAAGTATTTGGGTAGAAAGGGGAGGGGGTACGCCCCCTCCTTCAACCATTTGGATTGACCCCGTTTGATAGCTCGCTGTAAGAAAGGTAAGTAAGGGGGAAGAGAAATGAAGTTTTCAGGTCAAAGAAGGTTTGTAGCTTATACGACCAGGGACATAGGATTAAGTACAAGTAAGAAAACAGAATGGATCGTTTACGACAAGCAGGAAGAGAAAATGGTTGAAGAGTTCGGTAAGCTAGTAGGAAAAGGCGCAAGGAAAGCGCAGATGGAAAACGCAGAGCGAATGAACAAGCTCATCGGTGCAGATGTTAAAGAACACGCTATGGTAACGGGTGTGAAAGAGGAGAGCACACCAATGGTAACAAAGTTCCAGAGTTTAAGGCTCCAGGTAGTGAAGGAGGCAGAGTTCCCGTATTCGTGCAAAGCTACGCTTAATAGCCCAGAGGACGTTAGAGACCTCTTAACCAAGTCCATGGAGATGCACCTCGAGGCGGAAGAAGTGCTGATCATGCTAACCGTAGACATCAAGAACCGAGTAACAGGTATCTTCGAGGTATCGAGAGGTAGTTTAAGTTCCTCCTTGGTGCATCCGAGAGAGGTGTTCAAGCGGGCTTTGCTCATGAACGCTGCGGGGATTTTTGTAGCCCACAATCATCCGTCAGGAGACGTAACCCCTAGCCGGGACGACATCGCGATTACAGAGAGACTCCAGAAGGCTGGGGACATCCTGGGGGTTTCGCTTTTGGACCACTTGGTTATTGGAGATACACCGAAAAGATACTACAGTTTCAGGGAGGCTGGACTACTTTAGGATTACGGACCAGTTTAGGTAGAAATAGCATGAAAGACAGGATCCGGTACGTGGTATACGTACCGGTTTCTTGTAGAAAACTTTTTGGATTCCCAGAAAACTTTTTTTGAAAAAACGCTTGACAAAGAATCCATTATACGATATGATATACTTAACAACACAACATAATACATATTCCCACTCACACCCTCGTACCTTGACAATCAAATAATCCCGAACCTTAAACCAACGTTGTCGTTTCAAAAACTAGAAAGGAGAATGGAAGATGATGGTTAACGAAAGGGTGCAGATTCACAAAGGCACCAACTCCGCAGGTGGCATATTCATCCACGAGGAGTTCATCGAAGGCAAAGTTGTTAAGGTCAATAAAAAGTCTATCCGAGTCCGAATGACGCATGTTACATGTACAACCAACGGTAAGATCACACGTGAGTACGACGTAGACGAAACAGCAACCTTCAAGTTTTGGAAGACAGTTGAAACGGAGGGCAAGACAGTCGACATTTACAAAAACAGCAAGTATGGGATTATTAAAGTCGCCCACTAATTAGTAAAGTGAGAAGGAGGCTCGCCGGGAGCCTATCCCGGCCAAACGAAAAAGGAAGGAGCGTGTCACATGCTTATCACTAGCGCCGAGCGCCTAAAGGCCCGAGACTTGCAGCTCATCATGGCCCGTCGCCGCCAGGTACGCGGCAGCATCAAGGACTATGTCACCGTTTACCGCGACTTCTGCAGGTCAGACGGCGACTGGAACGCAAGCCACCGAACACGTCTTTATACTAAACACAGCGGCGAGTACTGCGAGCTGCTAGAGATCCTGGAACAGTTTTACGCCGATCACAGGATGGCCGGGCCCGCCGGGAGCCTCTAATCCCGGCAACGACAACGTAAAGTAAGCGGGAAGGTTGAGCGGGGTGAAAGCCCCGCTCTTTTTAGTGTTTGGAGAGCGGATGAGCGTATGCACCTAGAACTAGTTGTAAAAGTTCAGTACTCGTGGGGGGAAATGGGGGTTGCAGAGCTAGTGTAGAAAAGCAAGTAGGTAGCTGTTGGTGTAGAAAACTTTTTGGTTTCCCAGAAAACTTTTTTTGGAAAAAACGCTTGACAAAGAATCCATTATACGATATGATATAATTAACAACACAACATAACATAACATACATACACCATACCACCATTCACACCCTCGTACCTTGACAATCAAATAATTACATCCTACCTAATCAATTTTGTCGTTTAAAAACTAGAAAGGAGAATGGAAGATGACAGAGGTCAGAATTGAAGGTAAAGCAATGGAGAAGGTTGCAGTTGCCGCAGGGTTTGAAAAACAAAGCGACGGCCGTTGGATTCAAAAGGACGGCAACGGGTACAACGAACTACTAGTAGCTTACGACCCCCAAGGTCACGACTACGATTTCACCGTAGTCCTTTGGTCCAAGGACGGAGAGTTCGTAGAATCCATGTCCCTCTACGCCTTCTTGAGAGTACTTGGATAGAAAGGAGGGGGTACGCCCCCTCCGAAAGAGGAGGAAGAAAGATGGCAAAGATAGAACAAGGACAGGTTTTGCAAAAGGTATTAGTTGAGAGAGCTGAACAAGGAGTAGCACAAGCGCAGGAAAAAGCAGGTGAGTTCGTGCGTAGGCAAGCCGCAAAAGCAAGGGCACTAGCGGCGAACCTGGAAAACGCACTGAAATGGTTGGAAGACGGCGAGGATATAGCCACTGTCCTCTACTCGGTAGTAACCGAGATTCAGAATGAATTTGGAAGAATTGACTTTACAACCGTCGCCGCAATAGTAACCGAACACGCAAGTAACAAAGGTAAGCTACGCATCATCGAAGAACTTAGCCAAGCAGACAACTAGGAGGACGTAGTCCACAGGACGGAGTGAGAGCTCCGTCCTTTTTAGTGTTTGGAGGTTGTTTTAGTACTGGGAGAGCTGTTGTACAAGTCTAGTATTCGTGGGGGGAATGGGGTTGCATATCTAGTGTAGAAGAACAAGCTTCACTGGACAAAAACGAATGTACACAATCGACCACAAACGACAAACTCGCACACGCCCTTATAATTCCCTTCCACAATGAATAATAAGTTTTTCACTGTCCTAAACGAAAAATCCGGCACTTTTGGAATAGCTTTTTCCAGTAGGTAGCCTGTTGGTGTAGTGTAGAAAACTTTTTTTGGAAAAAACGCTTGACAAAGAATCCATTATACGATATGATATAATTAACAACCCACCATAACATACATACATCATACCACCATCCACACCCTTGTACCTTGACAATCAAATAATTACATCCTACCTACTACTACTCTACCCACGCCCAAAGCCCTCGACTGCCTATCACACCGTGGTCACTATTCGATTAGGAGGAGAAAAGCATGAAATTGCTTGAAGCATTTCGTGAGACGGCAATCGAGGATAACCTGGAGACCCTCGAGAGGTTTAAGGAAGCAGTAAAAACTTTGGGAATGCCGATGTACTTCGTTAGAAGGAAAGAGGAGACCATAGAGTATCTTAGAAACAGGTTGACAGCGGACGATTTCTATAGTGGCAAAAGTTACATGGACGAAGAAGTTATCGGCACACCCGAAGTCAAGGACGACGGGTACTACTTTGAGACAGAAAAAGGTACGTACAAGATTTACGCCTACACGCCGTATCAGTTTACCCGTTGGGCTCAGCCTACGAGGCTCATTTGTAAGAGGATTAAGAAGAAGTAAGAAAGTTAAGGAAGAAAGTTAAGGAAGAAAGTTAAGTAAGTTAGAGGGCTTTGGGCACCCAACAACGCTTGCGCACCCCGGGTTGACTAGACTAGACCAATAGAAAAGGAGAAGGAAGAATGAAAAAAGAAATGACGAGGATCGAAGCTGCCAGAAGGCTAAAGGAACTCGCGGAAGAAATCTACGACACGCTGGCGGAGATGGAAGACATCCTCGAGGAGGTAGCGCCGGAAGAGCTCGAAAGAGCCGAGGTTTATTGGATGGCGCACATCGACGGGGCTTTGTTAAGCCGTAAAGGATGGCTGGGAGGGAGCGTCATCAGCTTGGAGGATACCCTAATCGCACTCGAGGAAGATGAAGTTGAGTAGGAGTAAGCCTAAGCTTTAGAACATACCCAGATAGCCCTGCCAAAAGGTGGGGCTGTTTTTATGGAAAGGAGTCGGCGGTCGGCGGGAGGTTAGTGCACGGCGGGAGGTTAGTGCACCAGTAACAGCGTAGAAGAAGTGGAACAGACGAAGTAGTTCTGTTCCGTTTTTTGTCGTCAGAAGCGGAAGGCTGGAGGCGGGAGAGCGGGAGCGGAAGGTGGAAGGCGGAAGCGGAAGGTGGAAGGCGGAAGCGGAAGGCGGGAGATTAGTATGACAATAAAGTAAGAGTTTGTCATTTGTAAGAAAGTGCATAGAATAAGAGTAGGAACCACGGATAAGAAAGGGTTGGGGGAAAGAATTGCTTCCATAGTATGGGGAAAAGACGGGGAAAGAATTGAGGAAGAACTAGTTATACAGTACCAGAACAGGAAGTAGGTGACGCAAGATCATGGCCGAAGTTCGGGAAAAGCCCGGTACAGGGGCGTTTAAGAGGTTACGGAGTCTGTATTGTTTCGATGAGATGGACAAGAAAGTCAAGGCGGGTGTGTCTGTCGAGGAGATAGCTCGTTGGTTGCAGGAAGACTTGATGCAGTTGCCAGACGTGAAGCGGGAAACGCTTGTAAGGCAGTTGTATAGGTACAAAGCCAGTCTACCGCCAGGTCAGATAGTCACAGCCCCGCCGCTGTACTTGAAGAAGGCGATTGAAAAGCTCAAGCGTGGGGTCAACGAGATCGAAGAACTGGAGCATTTGTACCTGTTCCAGTTAAAGCGGATAAGTATCGACGCGGAGACGGAGGAGAAGATCAACAAGTTGTTCTCTGGAACGGCTCGAGAGATACAGCTTGCCGCCGATTTGTTGACCAGAATGCTGGATAAGAAGATGGAACTGGGCCTCATCGACAAGCGACCCGACAGGCTGGAGATTAGCGGTGGGATGCATGTTACAGGCGACATCGTGGATGAAGATACCCGCCACAGACTAGGATTAGCCGCAGGGAAGCTGGTCGATTTGTTACAGTCGCACCTGAAGCAGATGGCTGAGAAAGAGGACAAGAATGAATAGATATGCACAGGGTCAGGTGTTTTGACGGTAGGGTAAAGCAAGTTTAGTCAGAAACGATGTATAAGCATACGAAAAGGAGCAGTTTTGGGTGAAGAACGTGGTAAAGTGTTGTGCACGTCCAGACTTGTACGAAGGGTTCATCTGGACCAGGCTGTTTCGGATCTGGTATTGCAAGTCATGCCAGTCTGTTCAGTTTAAGTCCCGCTTGATGCGAATGGTGTTTGCGAACTTTTGCTTAGTGTTCTTCGATGGTAGGATTAAGATAGATGATGCGCGGTGGGGGAAGTCTGTTTGTGAAGAACGCCATGTATAATAGTAGTACGTTGGGTTCGGCAGATGTTGTATAGGACCCAGCACGCAGGAAGCAACGTGAGAGGGGAGTAGAAAAGTATGACGAAAAGGTTAGACGCAGTTGTAGCAATTGGTGGTCGTATGGACGTAGAAGTAAAGCCAGGAATGACGAAAGAAGAGTTATTCGAGCAGGTTCGAGAGCGTTGGGGGTTGGATTTGGACAAGACGGTAGACCCGTTTGTAGTTGTGCACGACACAGTAACGAACAAGCACCGGATACTGGATGATGAAACATTGGACACCGTGTCTTGTTGTGGTCGTTACGTACTTCGTGTGGTTCTCCCGCTTCAGGACTTGTCATGATTACCACGATGTAATTCGGGCTGGACTGCGTAACTGTTCCGTATCGTGGAACTCGGATTAGCAGGTGAAAGGAAGTGATCCACTGTTGTAGCCGTGCCGAAGAAGGAGAAGCGGATGTCGAAGGAGAAACGGATCAGGAATCGAGCACTCTTGAAAGCTATGCGGGAGGAGATACCGTACTGTGAGCGTTGTGGCAAGCCGGGTCATGGAGGAATGCACCACATACGGTACAAGAGCCAAGGCGGTGGAGACGTAAGGGAGAACCTTGTCAGATTGTGTTACGAGTGCCACAAGGGTATTCACGACGCTAGGTATAGTCGTAACGACTTGATCGCTATCGTAGCTGAGCGTGAGGGCAAGACGTGTTTGGATATAGTGAAAATCATTGGGATATAGTTGGGGGGTGGTAAGATGTGAGCATCTACGAGAATAGACAGATTGTTTCTGTACTGGATGAGCTAACGAAAACGCTAACGCCAGACGATGTGGCTTTGCTCCAAGCCCTGCTGAAACAGTCGGAAGGAAATGAATTAGATACGTTGATGGATTTGATGGGGTACACGTACCAGCACAAGCCAGTTGGGGTGCGGGAGTTTGTTGAAAGCCCCCGCTACCTCGGTTTAGCTGGTCAGGTTTACCCCGTTTTGTTAGACGACTTGGAAGAACTGTTTGAAGGAGATTACATCGAAGCGGTACTGACGGGAGGGATAGGCTGGGGGAAAGCCTTGGGTTTAGATACACGAATCCCGACACCGACAGGCTGGACTACGATGAAAGACGTGTCTGTAGGCGATTACGTGCTAAGCGATACGGGCAAGCCCTGTAAAGTTATTAACGCTACAGAAGTACAGTATGGTCGTCCTTGTTACAAGGTACTGTTTTCCGACGGTGAGTCTGTTATCGCCGATGCCGAACATAAATGGTTAGTATCGGCTTGGATAGACAGGGCTAGGGCTTCAAAGCGAGGTGTAGACCCAGTACAGCGGGTAGTTACTACCGAGGAAATGGCTAAGTCTTTATGGCACGGAAGGATGAGGAACTGGGCAATAGAATTGTCCAAGCCGATTGATTTGCCAGAGAAGGATTTAGTTGTGCCCCCGTATGTGTTGGGTGCTTGGCTTGGTGATGGAACGGCAGATGAGGGTGTGATAACGTGCCATGATTTAGAGATTGTAGAAAAGATTAGGGCATGCGGTTACACCGTTAAAGAGCACAAAGCAACGCCAGGTCGGTTTAGCATATTAGGTTTGAAAGCACAGTTGCGTGGATTAGGCGTTTTAGGGAATAAGCATATTCCGATTGAGTATTTGCGTGGTAGTATTGAACAAAGAACTGAACTGTTATGTGGTTTGATGGATACCGATGGCAGTATAGAAATTGGAGGCAGGGCAGAGTTCACGAGTACGAATAAAGTTCTGGCAGAAGGAGTCTATGAGTTGATTGCCAGTCTAGGGCACAAGCCTGTGTTTAGTAGCGGCAAGGCAAAGATAGGAGGTAAGTATTGTGGTAAGAAGTATAGAGTTAGGTTCACGCCAGATGTTCCTGTGTTTTGTCTGAGCAGAAAATTAAACAGGCAGCGAACGCCTGGGAAACAAGGTTCTCGGAATAAGAGGCGTTACGTAGTAGATATTGTCCCTGTAGAGAGTGTGCCCGTTAGGTGTATAGAAGTGGATTCGCCCTCGCGCTTGTTCCTGTTTGGTAGAACGTTTATTCCAACGCACAACAGTACATTCGCTGAAATAGCGATTTGTCGAATGATTTACGAAGTCTCCTGTTTCCGCAATCCGCAAAAGGTGTATGGATTACGCCCAGGGTCAGTCATAGCTTTCATCAACGTCTCAGTGAATAAGACCAACGCTAAGAAAGTAGTGTTCCAAGGCATCAAGTCGACAGTATTGAACAGCCCGTACTTTCGGGAGCAGTTTCCGATTGTAGCAGATAAGGCGGAGGAATTGAGGTTTCCGAATAACATTTGGATATTCCCAGCCGCCGCAGGTGAAAGTGGGATAATCGGTTACAACGTTTTCGGTGGTGTCATGGACGAAGTGAACTTCATGGCATACTCGGAGAAGTCTGCGGTTACAGGTGGTGAGAAATACGACCAAGCACAGACATTGCAAGAAGCTTTGTTACGGAGGATGAAGTCAAGGTTTATTCGACAAGGCTCGTTGCCCGGGATTTTGATACAAGTATCGTCAAGTAAGTATCCGGACGATTACACGGAGCGTAGGATTAAGGAAGCGCAAGACGACCCGCAGATATTTGTTAGGCGTTACGCCCAGTGGGATACGTATTCGCCTGAAGTTCGTAGGCAGAGGTTTTCAGGTAAGATGTTCTTCGTCACGTTAGGAAACCTTACGCAACGGCCGAAAATGCACGAGGACAAAGAAACAGCAGAACGAGTCAGTGCTGAAGAAGGGTGCGAGTATTTGGAAGTTCCGATAGAGTATAAGAGGGACTTCGAGCGGGACATCGACCGAGCTATTCGAGACCTGGCTGGTAGACCTACGCTTACGATCACACCGTTCATTACGTACAGGTGGAAGGTTCGGGAAGCCATGGACAGGGGCGAGAAATACGATTTGGTTCATCCGTACTCGTCTGAGTACACGAACCTGAAAGACGGTGCTGTATTTGAACCGAAGAAATTGCTCCTGCCCAAGTACGCACGTCTGCTGGACCAGTTGGACAAGGGCACGGAGGAATGGAAACGGGTATCCGACGCGTATAAGCACTTGCGCCACAGCCCACGGTTCATTCATTGCGACTTGGCGTTGACGAATGACGCCGCTGGTATAGCCATGGGTTTTGTCTACGATTACACGGTAGTAGTGCGAAGAAATGAGGAAGGCAACGAGTTTAGGATTAAAGTGCCTGTGATTATGATAGACTTCATGCTCCAGATACGTGCGCCAGAAGGTGGCGAAATAGAATTAGCTGGTGTTAGGAATTTGATTTACGAACTGAGGTCCTACGGTTACCGTATTAAGAAAGTAACGTTTGACCAGTTCCAGTCCGCAGACTCGATGCAGATTTTGCGAAACTCTGGTATTGCCACAGAACAGTTGTCGGCAGATACGAACCCCGAGGTGTATGGTGCGCTGAAGGATGCGTTGTACGAAGACCGACTGATTATGTACCCGTACGAAATTGCATATAACGAAATAGTACGGCTTGAACGAAATGAACGGACAGGGAAGGTTGATCACCCGCCCCAAGGAAGCAAGGACGTGTCTGATGCGATTGCGGCTGTTTGTTACCATTGTGTGAACGAAAAAGATTTCGTTCCGCTACCGCCACCGATGCGTGGTGTACTGGACAGGCGGCTGACTGTGGAAGAAGAAATAGAAAAAGAAATGTTCGTTCCGATTATGTGGTAAAGGAGGTAAGGGTTTGGAGGGAAAAAGCTGGTTCCAAGAACAAGTCATTGACCGTGTGACCGCTGTGTACAACGCTTTGGCGAAACGGTCTCTGCCTCAAGGAGAAACGTCTGCAGATGAAGCGCGAAGAAGAAGTAGACCCACGGACATAAGTCCGTTTGGGAATAGTGCGTACAACTGGTATCACGAACAGATTCAGATAGCCCAGAATAGAGACGGGAAGTACAAAGAGTACGACCGGATGGATAGGGAGTGTCCAGAAATCAGTTCTGCACTGGACATCTACGCCGACAACGCTACGAAAGGCGATGCCGATTCGGATGAGGTTCTTGTAATTGTTACGGAAGACGAACTGGTCAAAGAAATCTTTAACGAGGTTAAGAACAGGGTTAAGCTTGACCAGATTATTTGGCCTATCGCCCGTGATTTAGCTAAGTATGGCGAGAAGTTTGAAGAAGTGGTTGTGTACAGCGATTTAGAAGTACACCGCTTAAAGCACTTGTCGAACCGGAGCATGTTTGTGAACCTAGACGAGTATGGACGACCAGGTGGAAAGCCTTACGTCCAGATTGACCCCGACACGCAGAAAGTGATTGCCCAGTTTGAAGAATGGCAGGTTCTCCACTTTAAGTTGGGACGGAGTAGGGCAACAGCATACGGTGTGGATGGTTCTGTTTTGCACGCAGTTCGTAAAACGTACAAGCAGTTAAGTATGATGGAAGATGCGCTTGTACTAGCTCGTTTGACACGTTCGCAACAACGATACGCACATCTGGTTGACGTGGAAGGGTTAGAACCCGGCGAGCCGACCATGGAATATCTACGCATGGTTAAGAACGAGTTGAAGAAGAGAAGGACGATTGACCCACGGACAGGCGAGATGGATTTAAGTTATAACCCGCTGTCTATGGAAGAAGACATCTTCATTGGTACAAAGCCCGGTAGTCCGGCAGATGTAAAGGTGTTGGAAGGAAGCAGTAACCTGGGAGTTATTACCGACATCGAGTACCTGCACAACAAGTTGTTCTCCGGAATTAAAGTACCGAAAGCGTACCTCGGTTTTGAACGAGACGTTAATGCTAAGGCTACGCTGACAGAACAAGGTGTGCAGTTTGCTCGAACAGTGCGTAGGATTCAGATGGCTTTGTTGACCGAGTTCCGAAAGTTTGTAGACTTTGTATTGACTACGAGAGGGATTGACCCGACAGAAGTAGAGTACACGCTCACGCTACCTGCCATTTCGATTGTGGATGAACTTCGTACGTGGGAGATTGAACGCATCAAGTTAGAAATCGCTTCTATGTATGGAGGTTTAAGTGTTAGTACTCGCTGGGTACTCGTGAATTTGCTGGGAATGACTGGTGAGGAAGTTGATGAGATTATAGGTGATTACGAAGACCCAGATTCGATTGATAACAAGTTTATGGACTGGAAGCTAAAGAACTTGAAGAAAGAGATTATTGTTGATGCTCAACGGAGGAGGGAAATGACTAAAGAATTGGATAAGGCTTTAGCCGACCCCGCTTTAACTCTGGAAGATTTGAATGAGCGTGATGTACGTCTGTTACGGTTCAAGCTCAAGCACCAGTTGGATTCGCTGGAAGAGATTTTGGAATGGGAAAAAGAAGGTAAGCTTCGCCAGAAAGCACTGAAGGGGCGAGCCTGATGTGGATAAAAGTAGACAGTACTTGGTATGAAGTAAACCTGTGCGAAAGTCCGAAGGACATAGGCAGTAGGAGAGTGACTTCGGACGCTAAGAACATTATTGCGGCGTACACTCACGCACTTCAGCCCGGAGCGGATAAGCAGGCTTACCGAATTGCTAAAGCTAAGTGGGAGAAAAAGAAGGAGAGTTACAGAAGAGAATTTCGGCAGTTGGTTTCCAGTCTAGCCACAAAGCAGATCACTGCGAACCAGTTTAGGCATAGGGCTAGGCGACTGTTTAAGAGTGGTTATGAAACCGCTTATCGTCTTGGAACTGAAGCGGCTGGGCTGTTGTTCTTTGACCTAAGTAAAGAAGATGAGGATTGGTTGGCTAGAGCACGGTCGTTCGAGTACAGGTATTTAGAAGGCTTCATCAAAGCCCTCACGTCGGTAGAGGAAACAGAAGAGTTTTGGTGGAGAGCGGACATGTACATTGATGCGATGGACGCAATGTTTGAAGCAGGACGTGTAGATGCCTACCCGAACGAAGCGACACTAGTGCATTGGCGGCTGGGTGTTGCAGACCATTGCCCAGATTGTATAGACTTAGCGTTAGGTGGTCCTTATCGACCGGATTCGCTTCCCGCCACACCACGATCAGGGTACACGCAGTGCTTGTCTAATTGTCACTGCAGTCTAGAAATAGAGTACGAGCAACCGTCTGTTATTGAACTAGACATTCGGCCAGCTTCGGCAAGGGATGCGGAGAAGTTGGGGTTGATTTGGTTAGCGTGGTACTTGGCGAGACGAAGGAAGTCGAAAAAAGAACGAGATTCGGATTTTCCTGAATATAATAGTGGTGAACTACTAGATTGGAATGTTTTGTCTAAGGCTTCAGAATATTTGCTTGAAATCAGACACGCTGAGCAGAGTGATGATGTTGTAGAAAAGGCTGTTAGACAGTACTCTGCTCTAGAGAAGTTCACCGACACGTGTGCGTATCTGCCGAAGTGGTTGGACCCACTGTCTAAGGATTTTACGTATTGGCACGCAATAGGTGCACGGGTCAAAGCATACCATGTCCAGCAGTTACGAAAAAACAAGGGGGAGGGTTATGGATAAAGCACAAGAAGCAAAGCGTTTCGGTTCCTTAACGGAACCAGAAAAGGTATTTGAAACAAGTTTGTGCAGTGCTCCGCATTTTCATGACATCGAGATACTAGAAGAATCGGAACAGGACAAGAACCCGCACAGGTTGCTTCAGATACGCGGAGTTGCAAGTCGTGGTGGAGTTGTTAATAAGAATAACCGTCTGTACCCTGTAGAAACGCTAGCCAAGGCAGTACACGAAGCACAGAAGGCTATTGCTGAAGGCAAACTGCTGGGGGAACTGGACCATCCGGAAACACCACGAGGCGGTAGGTTAAAGCACGCCGCAATGAAGTTCACGAAGTTGTGGATGGATGGCGACTTAATGTGGTTTGAAGCTGACGTACTACCGACAAAGAGTGGACGAGATTTGTATGCCTTGTTGATTTCCGGTGTAGGTGTCGGGATGTCCACTAGAGGGCAAGGAACTAGCGTTATAGCTGAGGTTGGGGGACGACAGGTTGCTATTATACAAGACGACTTTAGATTGCACGGTATTGATGCAGTATTGAATGAGTCTAATATTGATGGAAAAGTCTACGATTTTAAGGAGGGGGAAGAGAGCATGACGGTAGAGCAGTTGATGAAGGAGTACCCCGAACTTGTTGAAGAGATTAAGGAATCTGTCCGTATGGAGGTTCTTGAATCCACACAGAAACAAGTGCGGGAAGAATTGGAGAAAGAGTTTGAAACAAAGCTTGCTGTTGCACTGGAAGAAAAAGAAGAAGCTATCACTGCGAAGGTTATGGAGTCTGAAGAAATCGCACGGAACACCGCTGTTATCAATGAAGTTCTAAAAGCTGTTAAGCCTTTGCTTAACGCCAACATGCTGGAAGAATCGGAAGACGATAAGGTGCAGGTTCTACAAAGTGTTGTGGAGGAAAAAGAAGAAAAGATTAAGCTTCTCGAATCCAAGCTTGAGGAACTGCAGAATCAGTTGACCGAAGCCGCCAATCGTGCCAAGGCTCAAGCCAAGATTGATGAACTCGTCAAAGGACACCGTTTTGAAAAGCAATTGCGGGAGCGGTTGCTTGAGTGTGCTTCTGAAGAGGAAGTGGAAAAAGCCTTTGCTAAGGAAGAAAAGTTTATTACGGCCCTGCTTGAAGGAACTAAAGTACCTACTGGCAATGGCGCGTATCTAGAAGAGAGCGAAGAGGCCCCAGAACTAGACGAGCTTAAAGCCAAACAAAGACGCTTAGCTGGTTTAAGCTAAGGCTAAGCAACTAAAAAGGAGGAATGGATTGTGACACAAGAACTACAAGCTTTAAGAAAGCAGCTCGGGATTGATGCTCCTTCGTTCTTGGCTGAGGATACCGCTCGTCAAGCACGGTGGGCACACCTGACTGAAGGGCTGAAAGACACGGATCGTATTGTTTTGGAAAACTTGCTTGACAACGCACAACGTTGGGCATTGACTGAAACTACCACTACTCAAGATGTGGCTACGTTTACTACGTATGGGTTTCCGCTTATTAGACGTGTGTATCCGAATCTAATTGCTCAAGAACTTGTTTCTGTGCAACCAATGACTCAGCCCACCGCTTTGATTTTCTATTTGGATTTCTTGTACGGCACCAATCGTCATGGTTCTAGTGCTGGTGACCGTGTTGACTTGCAGCACAACCCGAAGTATGCTGGTGGGATGGTTCGCGGTGAAATTATTAAGAGGTCCGGAGAAACAGGTAGTGTAGGTCCTTATACATTAGACTACACGCCTGTTGAAAACTCGGAAATCGTGTACATTGATGGCGTAGTCCTTGTTGGTGGCTATACTATTGATGGTGATGAAATTACATTTAACACAGCTCCTGCAACCGAAGCGACTGTTACGATTGATTACCAATTGTCTCCGGCTGAAGGTGAAGATAATGTGCCTGAAATGAAATTGTCCATAACCAGCGACAGCGTTGTAGCCGAAACCAAGAAGCTCAAAGCCCAGTGGACGCTTGAAGCCCAACAGGACTTGATGGCTTACCACGGTTTGAACGCTGAAAACGAATTGCTGACTGTCATGGGTAATGAGATTATTCGTGAGATTGACCGTTTGATCATCAACCACTTGCTACGAGTAGCTTCCGCTGGTAACGTAAACTGGTCTAGCTCTATGCCTGCGGGTTATACTGGTTCCCAGCGGGAATACGAACAAACGTTGTTCCATGCAATTTTGGATGCGAACAACTTGATTTACCGCAAGCGGTTCCAAAACGCTAATTGGATTGTCGCTGACCCCGATACCTGCACATTGCTTGAAAAGCTCGATGGTTACAAAGAGTTGAATGAAGAATGGGTAGGTGGAGCTGGTCAAGGTGTAGAAAGGTTCGGTGTCTTACGCAATCGTTTCACCGTGTACAAAGACCCCGGTATGAAACCGAATACCATGTTGCTTGGTTACAAAGGAAATACGTTCTTTGAAACTGGCTACGTGTATGCTCCGTACATCCCGTTGTACACGACTCCAATTATGCTTGACCCGAACGACTTTACGCCTAGACGTGGTGTAATGACCCGGTTCGCACGCAAACCTGTAATCACTGATTACTACGCAACCGTAACCATTACGCAGGGGTAAGGTAAGTAGAGGAATCTGAAGAGGGATCGTCATGGTCCCTCTTCAGAAGAATAGAAGATCAAAATAGACAAATGTAGGAGGAAAAGAAGATGGCAAGAAAAAGATACCGGAATAAAACGGACGTTTTGCAAATCGTTTATGATGAACAAGGTGTAAAGCGTGAAGTTGTTCCTGATGGAACCATTATTATGGAGGATAGTTGGGCAAAGAGGTATCATCGAGTGCTTGAAGAAGTACCTATGGTATCGAAGGACCCTGGGTTTTCTCCGGCTGACTAAGACTTTTGCGGGGCGGTGAACTAATGGATGGGTTATTGAATTCGCTTAGGTTACGACTGGGGAACCCCAAGACATCGGAGATTTCAGATGAAGCTCTGCAAGGGCTCGTGGAATCAGCTGAAAGGGAATTAGTTCGTCTGAAACCCGCCTACGCCTACTATGACATAGCCTTGGTTCCGGGGAAAAGTTTGTATACTGTGGAGGAAGATGTTGTTCGGATAGCCGATTGTTGGTTCTCAACAGTAAATGTTGCCACAATGGTTGGACAAACGGGTGCAGTAGAAAACTACAGCCCCGGCACAATGGATTTAGACACGGTATGGCATAACCCTTCGCTTATGACTCTCGTGGAACAGAAGTTTGAACACTGGTTGTACCGAACTGAAACAGGGTGGGAATATGACCACAACACCAAACAGTTGCGGCTGATACCTACGCCTAAAGCAAAAGGTTTCTGTGTGTACAAAGCTGTGGTTCCTTATAAGTATGAACTCATGGACGAACAGACACGAGGGTATTTAGCTGATTTGTGTTACGCAAAGGGTTTGGAGTTGTTGGCAGTCACTCGTTCAAGAGTAAGTTCGCTACCTGTTGGTGGCGGATCAGTAAGTTTTGACACTCGTTCCCTCATGGAGTTGGCGAAGGAAGTGAAGAAAGAAGTACGTAAAAGCATTGGCAGTAGTGGTTCTTCGGTAATCGTTGGGTAGCGGGGGTGAAGGAATGTCTTTGTACGAGCTTCAGCAAGAAATGCTGGAACAGGTGATGGAGCTAAACGGAACTGAAATTGTTTTGACCCGCACCACTCGTACTAAAGTTAGAGGTGGTGGGTTTAAGACTGAAACGGTCGAACTAGACCCACAACTTGTTGAACTTTACCCCGCTCGAAGGCATGATAATCAAGTAGGTGAGGGTGGGGAATCGTTAGACACGTATTGGGTGCTTATAGCCCCACCGAACACGGATATTCAACGTGGCGACACGTTCGTTCAGTACGGAACCCTGTTCACAGTAGTAGAGATTGACCCGATGAAGCACTTCAATCAAGTTGGTTGGCTACAATGCGTAGTACAGGCAGGTGACTATGTTGGTAAGAGTGACGGGACTGAATAATGTACTACGGAATTTGAACACTCATGTAACTGATATGGTTAAAGAACTCGAATCTGTTTCCAGTGACTACGCAAAGGCAATGCAGGTATACGCGAAGGCTAATCGTCCATGGACAGATCGTACGGGAAATGCTAGACGGGGACTATTCGGGTACGTTCTATCGGAGCCGACACGAATACGTACTCGAATTGCTCACCAAGTACATTACGGTGTATACCTAGAACTTGGTTTCCAAGGAAGGTTTGCGATTTTGCAACCAACTGTTTCGCAACACATCGCCGAGTACTACAGGGATGTGGAACGGGTGGTGCGAGGACAATGAAGGAGTTAAGGCTCGCCCTATACGATGTGTTGACCGAAGAAAGCAGTATTAAGAATTGGTGGCAACCGTTTCTAGCCACAGATCGGACGGAAAAGCCTTATGGTGTAATAACGTTCGGACCAGTTACACGTGTTCCCTCTGGACCAAGATTCCGTACAAGGTTAATGCACGTCTGGGTTTACGTAGAAAAAGAAGATTTCACAGTACTAGACGACTACGTAGAAGAGATTACTGGACTGCTGACGGACCGAATTGTTCAAGTTGATAGTGGTAACCACTACTTGTTGGAGTGGGAGCATGAGGGACAGGACTTTATTGACCCTGAACTAAATGCTTTAACACGAAGGCTTGACTTTAGAGTACCGTTAGTAAGGTCAAGAAAATAAGGGGGTAAAAGAGCATGGCTGAAGTGATATACGGGTGCAGGTTGTTAGTGGTAACCGTACTTGATCCTGAAACAGGATTACCACCTGAAACTAACCCCGTAACTGCCTATATTGACACGCCACAGCAATTTGGAGTTTCGCCACAGTTTTCCGAGGGTCAAAGGCAGGAATTACGTGGTGGGGACAGGCTGTTAGCTGTTGTTGAGGACGATCCTCAACTAATTGGTGTGGATTTGTCGTTTAATGACGCTACGTTAAATGGTCCTGCAATGGCTATTATTGGTGGTGGCGAGTGGGATGAAACGGAGCAGAAATACACAGCTCCCGCAATTGGTGGGGTAAGACCTGCCTTTAAGGCAGATCTGTATGTAGCACAATTCGCAAGTTCTTCCCAGAACTACGATGATTTGTTAGGATACATCAAGTTCACGTTCAACTATTGCAAGGGAAGAATTCCCAGCTTTACCGCTCAAGACAGGAGCTTCCTGGTTCCCCAGTTTACCGTGACTTGCCGTGAGAACAATGCCGCTGGTCTACGTGTGTTCAATTGGTCGAAAGTAGCTACATTGCCTGAACCGCCTGCTGGTGGATAAGAATTATTAGGAACTGACTATACGAAGGAGGGAATACTATGTCTAAAGAAACTCCACAAGTAACTAGTTTAGAAGCAATGAAAGCGCAGTCCATGCCTATTGTGGAACTGCCCGGCTGGAACGATGAGGATTCCATTTTTGTACGTATGAGAAAGGTGTCGTTACTGCATCTGATCTCTAGTGGGCAGCTACCAAACGAGCTTCTAGCAATAGCTCATAAGATTACGTCTTCCGAAGAAGGTTTCAACCCGATTCGAGAAGGTACGCCAGAGGAATTGGCGGAGTTTAACAAGCTTCTGCACCTTATGGCACAAAAATCGTTGGTTGAGCCTACGTATGACGAAATTGTGGAGCATGTTGGTCCTTTAACGGATAACCAGCTAAGTGCTATTTTCGTGTTTTGTACCGCTGGGGTGCGGGCGTTGAAAAACTTTCGCTCAAGACTTGCCCTTATTGAAGCGATTGGGGATAACAGCGAAAACGTTCAACTGCCGACCGAGTGAGTATTTTCCTGAACTAAGTACGTGGGAACAGTTTTGTTTGGACGAAGCAGTAGCTTACGTCTTGAATGTTGAAGCTAATAAAGAATTTGAGAAACTCAAATCAGACAGCACTACAACTGATGATGTGGGTAGTCATAAACGACCTCCGTTGCCGAAAGATTCGGCATGGAGCATTTTGACAAACGCCACATTTGAAAGTACAGATACGTAAATGCCTTCTAACGTTAGTGTGAGAGATCACGCTCTTAGAAGGCATTTTATCTTTAGTGGGAAGGAGGTTGCGAATATGCAGTACGGTGCGTTAGGAACTATTTGGGCAGAAATAGGACTTAACCATTCAAAGCTAGATACAGGTGCTCAACAAGCCGAGGCTAGGTTACGAGCAATGGAATCGGCTATGTCCCAAAGCTTGAACAACATTGGTAACAGCATGATCAGCGTAGGTAAGAAAATGACCATAGGTATCACAACGCCTTTGGTTTTGTTGGGTAACCAATGGTTGAAGACTGCTATACAGTTTGATCGTGCGATGGTTAATACGAAGGCTGTCATTGGCGCAACCGCAGAAGAATTTGACCTTCTAACTAGAGCCGCAAGACGAGCTGGTGAAGAAACGATTTTCCGTGCAAACCAAGCCGCAGAGGCTCTGTATTACTTGGCGCAATCGGGTATGGATGCGTACCAGTCTATCCACGCATTGGAGGGTGTTCTTGCGTTAGCGGCGGCTACACAAGCTAACCTTTCGTTTACTTCGGAAATGGTTGCAATCTCCTTGCGCCAGTTCAATCTTGAAGCAGATGAAGCTACTCGTGTAGCGAACGTTTACGCTCAAGCGGTAGCAAGTTCGCAAGCTAATATGGAGAAACTGTCTTACTCGCTGCGTTACGCTGGTCCAGTAGCCGCAGGTTTTGGACATACGATTGAAGAAACTGTTGGTACACTAATGGCTTTGTATAATGCTGGTCTTCAAGGCTCTCAAGCAGGTATTACATTACGAAGGACACTACAGACACTATCGAATCCGACTGGGGAAGCCAAAACTGTACTTGCTGAACTAGGGTTGACTATAGAAGATGTGCACCCAGAGATACACTCATTAGCAGAGATTGTTGCAACACTTACAGAAAGAGGAATTACGTCTACGCAAGCGATGCGATTATTTGGTCACCACGCTGGTACTGGTATGATGGCACTTCTTTCCCAAGGTTCTGAAGCACTAGAAGAGTATACACGTAAAGTAACGAACACCGACAAAGCTCTTGAGATGGCACGTACACAAATTGATTCGCTTAGCGGTGATGTAAAGTTACTAGAATCCATATACGAAAGTCTTTCCATTACGATGGTAGACAACTTTGAGCCTGTTTTGCGCGGGATTATACAGAGGTTGACAGCTATGCTTCACTGGGTCAATGATTTGGCTCCTGCAACACAACGTTTGATAGTAGTGTTAGGAGGTCTAGCTGTTGCCGCTGGTCCGGTCGTGGCTTTGTTAGGGCAAATAGTAAAAATGTTCTCCTTGTTATCTGGTCCCGCCGGATGGATTTATTTAGGCGTGTCTTCTGTTATTGCTTTAGGTGTAGCTTTATCAGGAACATCTCGAGATTTGGCGCAGTTCTATGAAAACACTTTAGAAACGTCTAGAGCTACTTATGCCCAAGCCAACGAGTTACGTAACTTGATCAACGAGTACAGGGAATTAGAGGGTAAGCCGGACAAATCGGAACAAGAGCACCGCAGACTTGAACGAGTTATGCAAGACATCATTCGGTTACATCCAGACATCATCAAAGGCTACGAGGATATGGGTGAAGCCATCGAAAACAATATCACGACATTAGAAACTTACATCCGGACACTTGAAACGCAGAGCGAGCTTCAGCTACGGATGGCGTACGTGGATTACTTGAGTACCCAGGTAAGTTTAGAAGCAGAACTAGTTGAACTTCAGAGACAACGAGCAGAACTCGCTTCGCAAGAAGAGATGAATCTTGATGAGTTAAACCGTTTGGTTAACTTGGCTAACGATGCGAAACTAGCATTTATGGACTACTTTGAAGCGATGGAGGAACTAGATAGGCTCCAATGGAAGAGAGTAGATCTTTTAGATGATGAGGAACTACTTCGTTTAGAGCAGTTGCCACAAGAACTGGAAGTGTTGCGAAACACAATTAGCAGTTTACTTGTGGAAATTTGGCCTGACCATGTGGCAAAGTACGCTACGGAATACAGTCCATGGGGTGCTTGGTATCTGGAGCTAGACACTTACATAGATAGAGAACTTAAAGATGCTGCTAAGCGAATGGCAGAAATAGAGAAAATTGACAACCGTATTTCAGAAATTTTAGAAACTTTAGAACGAGGCGCAAGTATTGAAGAAGAGTTAAACCGGAGACGGAGTGGGGTTGCAGAAGAAACTTCAGAAACCATTGTTCAGGCGCAGGAGAATGAAAGAAAAAGCTACGAGTACACCATTTCCGACATCGAAGAGATGATTAAGAGTGAGGTGGAGTTATACGAAGCCAGAATTAGACTCGTTCGTCACGCAGGAGACGAGTATGCTCAAGTTTACGGAGATTTGGAATCCCTGCACCGCGAATACATCGACTTCTTGTCGCACTCGGTTTACGACAAAGAGCTTGAAATCACAGAACAATTCCGCGCACAACTAGCTGTTAAACTTAGTGAGGTAAAGGATTCGCTAGAAGAACTGCGTGGTGGAGTAAAGAGTACTGCTACTGTTGGAACTGACCCTGATTCGATTGTTACATCTCGAATTCAGGTATTTAATGCTGAACTAGAACTTTTACGAAAAGGAATTAGTGCATACCTAGAAGAGTTTGGCTCTTTGGAAGAGCATTTGACACGTTACAAGAGCTGGTTAGACGACCAGTTAAACGATACCACTTTATCAGCTGTCACCCACGCACAAGTTGCTAATATGAGGGAATCGGTAGAAAGAGAACTAGACATTCTGACAAAAACCACTTCAGAAAAGTGGGAAGAACTAATGGCTATTTTAAGCCAGTATGGTTCTCTAGAAGGAATGTTACTCAAAGCTATTTATGATGGTGCGATTGAACTCGATTTAGATGATTTGGAAGAAATGGCTTCGCGTATAGAAAACTATTACACGTACCTCAAAGAATCTGGACAGATTACGCTAGACCAGCACCTCGACGTGTTGAAAACTAAGTTGGAAAGTGTTGTAAGCGGGTCTGCCGAGTGGTTGCAAATATGGCGACAAATCCATCAGGTGCAAAAGGAGATAGATGATCAAGATGCTTATGAAGGCACTAATGAAAAGCTTCAGGAACAACTTGAACTATTTGAAGAGTTGAAGCATGAAAATAATGAGTTAGTAAACACTTATGAACGTCAGGCACAGTGGTTAGAGAAAAATGTGCTTAATGCTGAAGGTGTACTGCGTACAGCAGAGGAAATACGAGACATCGAAAACGAAATCTTTGCTTTGCGAATGGCACATTTCCGTGAATTAGCAGATACCCACGATTGGGATGCACAGGAACAACTGGCTAATCTAGACACCTATGTAACAGCTTACGCACGCTCATTTGACCAGATACGTGCGGTAGCCTCACTACAACGACAACTTAATCGAGAAATAGCTGCAGAAAATGAACGAGCTAAAAAAGAACAAATTAGTATACGCCAAGAGATTGCTGATAAAACGTTAGAAGTTATTGTAGCGCAACTCCGTAACGAGAAGAAGTTCAGGGCAGCTGAGGAATTAGAATCGTTTGCACAACTTCAGCGAGATCTAACCCGTGCTGGTAAACAAGCAGAACTAGTTGAACTAGCTTATGCCGCACATAAGCAACGAATGCGTGCTATTGACCAGAAATACACAGAAGAAGAAATAAAAGAAGCCCGAGAGCTAGGGTATAGGCGCATGGAACTTGAGATCCAACGCCTTGAAAACGAAGGAAAGCTTTACGAAGCCGACATCCAACGTTCAGCACTCCAGTTAAAACGGGAGTTAGATTTGTACGAGGACAACTATGAAATGCGTGAGTTAGCTATAGATGCTCACTACATTCGATTGGCTGAAGCTACGAAAAGGCATGAAGAGCGAGAAAAACAACGTCTTCTGAAAGAAGTTCGTGACGAAATCTCCGCATTGGGTGATTTACGAGAACTTGACCTGGAGTCTACAAAAGCTTGGGTAGAAGAGCGTGCTCGTCTGTTGGCAGGACAAGGGGAATACGGAATCCCTGCTATGGAAGTGCTGATGGATTTCAGCGAAGCTTTAATGCTAGAAGAAGCCAGACGTGCAGAAGAACGCCAACGTAGAGAAGAGCAATGGACAGAGTTTTTAATTCAGTCTCGCCAAGTACTAGCCCAACAGGTTCTTCGTGAACAGGTGGAAGCACTTGAGGCCGAACTCGCTTTACTTGAAGATGGCACAGACGAAAAGATTGAGTTGGAACGAAAGTTGGCACGTGTTAGACACGAACTAGCTGTACAGACACTAAACGACCAACTGGCTTTACTGGATGCACTAGCCTTAGAAGAACAGATTTTGTCACCAGAAGAACGCCTAGACAGTATGCGTGACCGCCTAGACATTCTTCGTAGAATACGTGAGGAATACGAAAAGCTTTACGGAGAAAACTACAAAATGTCTAGTGAATGGCAGGCGGTTCGGAGGCAAGAACTCGAGCTCGAAAAAGAAATTTCCCGGGAAATAGCCCAAGCCAACATTAGAGAGATAGAAGTGAACGAAGAAAGCTTGGAAAGCTTGCGGGCTAAGAATGAAAAGCTTAGACAGTTAATTGAAGACACGGAGGACTATATTAAGCTGTTAGAGTACATTGAAGAACTGGAAAAGAATCAGGAAAAGATTAGGAACGTAAAACAAGAGACTTTTCAATTTTTCACCAAGATATCACCTGATTTGATGGACGTGATTTCTAAGACCGAAGAATTTTTCGAGTTGATTAAAGAAGCACCACACGCGTTTGCAAACATGCGCGTATCCATGATTGAGACTTTCGGTGATGCTGGTGAGTTGATGGCGGGTATTTTCGGCGGGGTAGCAGGCTACACAGGTGCTGGTGGAGGAATTGCAGGCTTCTTAGCAGGAATTACTGGTGCAATCGCAGGGTTCACAGCAAACCCTATTATGAGTGCAATTTCCACAGGTATTTCCTTTGTGTCCAGACTGTTTGACCCCGGTCCTGTACCACAGGAAATGCAAGCACTGAAAGACGGGATTGAAGCTGCTAATAAAGAGTTAGAAGCTTTTGGTGTGAGTTACAGGGCTGTAGAAGCTGACCTAAGAGAAAAACGGTTCCTAATTTTTAGGACTGGTTGGGAAATCACTAACGAGGAAGCCGCAAGAGAAGGTTACGAAGCCGCACTAGGCATGATCGAATCTATGCAAAACGCCTTGCAAGGTTTAGGTTCTGCTTTGGCTGTGGCTATTCGAGATAGACGTGGTTGGGCTAGTTTTGAACAAGAACTTGGTAAGATAGTAACAGATATGACGTTTGAAGCTTTTATGCAAGCGACTCAGATGGAAGCAATAGCAAAACAGTTCATTGGAGAACTGTATGAAGGCATTGCGGGAGGTTTGTCACAAGAAGAGCTGGAAGATATTAGAGATAGATTTAAGGACTGGTTCAAAGATTTAGAAGATGAGTGGGAAAAGATACTACCTATTATTGAAAGTGTGTTCCCTTCAGATGATCGGACAGTAGAACATCGGGTAAGTGGTGTACAAATAACTAGGTTGGCAGGGCACGACCGAGAGTTCTTCACCGAACTGTGGAGACCGATTCGAGGTGGAGTGGAGCAGATACTTGAGTTCTTGTACAGTTCTAGGTCGTACTTGGTTCCGGATAAGGATGTCATGGAATCCTACCGTCTCGGTGCAATAGGTGCAATCCAAGCAGAAACGATACTGGTTGAAAACGTAAACTTGTACAACACAGGCGGTATAAACATACACACCAAGAGCACAAGCTTTGAAGACTTGTTGCGTGAAGCAAGTCTAGCTGTCTTACGTATGGCACGTGGAAGAGGGGAGGTTTAGTCATGCAAGTTCAACTAACGCTAGGCGATGGATCAGGTAACGTCTGTTTACTAGACCCTAACTTCGCTCTAGACGATTCTGAAGTAACTAAAGAAGTTCCAGTACAAGTAATCCCCGGCAGGCATGGTGGAGTAGTTGACCCCAAGGCTATACGGATAGAACCAAGGGTGTTAAGTGCTTCCGCCACATACGAGGGTACGAATAAGAAAGACGTGGATACGATTGTTGAGGGTTTGCGAGGACTGTTGTTCAGCACGGATTTGATGTGGCTTAAACCTTACTCTGATGCAGATCGGTTTATTCGAGTCACGTGCACGCGTGTTTCAGACAACTACCATCGTGGTAGATTTGGTGGAAGGTTAGTTACGATCACAGCACAATTTGAAGCTCATGACCCATTTTGGTATGGGTTGGAACTAGACACAAAACAGTTATCACTTAGTATTCCTGCTGGACAAAGTGTAGAACAAACCATTAACTGTAGAGGAAGTGCACTAATTGACCCTACGTTGTGGATAAAGGGTCCGGTAACTCGCCCTGTAATCAGGAACTTAACGACAGGGACGGAAATAAAGTTTAGGGGAACGCTTTCCAGCTCACAGTACTTGATTGTGGATTGTTTCAGGTTCCCCGCAATAATTGCTAATACGTTGCCTTCAGGCAGTTTGAAGAAGGGGTTTCCAAACCCCATTCTAGACGTGCAGGGAACAAATGCTCTCAATCAGATCGAAGATAGCTACTTGATTGATGGTTTCTACTGCACGCCCGGAGATAATGTTCTGGAATTCTCCCACGGTGGAAGTAGTTCCGCAACATTTAGCTCCGCAATCATTTACAGACCAAGGTGGTATTAAAGGGGTGACACAGTGATGCTTAGAAATCCGTACAAAGTGCGGTTGTATGACGATAACCTACGGTTGTTAGGTGTCATAGACGAATTGCAATCCGTACAGATTCAAAATCGTCCTAATTCAGCTGGTTCAGGTATGTTTGAACTTTTGTTTGACAACGACTTACTAGATGTTTTGGAGTTAGCTACCAATGTTAGTATCTACAGGTACGGGTCTCGTAAGTTTTCTGGTCGTGTAACCTCTAGAGACATAGCATCAGATTCAATCGGGTTTACCGCAATCGGTCACGAAGATCGGTTACGGAAACTTGTTACCCCCCAAAATTGGGAAGGCTGGAACGGACAAGATCTAGCAGATGTTGCAAGGGATATGACCAGGTGGTTCAAGTTCAAAAGGTACTCCACTTACGAAGATTGGAAAGCTGTTCCTGAACACCACCGAGTAAACGTAGATATTGAAACTGACCCCGGCTTTGTTCACATTGCTTACGAGCCGCACCCAGACGATCCGGACAATGAAAGACCTGTAGCACACGGATACATCATTTTCCGCATTGACTTAGGTCCTTCTGCTTTAGCTGATGGCAGGTTTGTAAGGTGGTCAGAACAAGTAGGGGCTACAGAAGAAATTACTATTCAGACCCGTTCTGCTAATTCTGCTTCGGCTTTGGACCGTATTAGCTGGGATTCTAGACCAGAACACCGTGCTACGCATGTAGGAGATGTGCAGGAAAACGAAGTTTACGGTGTCCCAGCTGCTGGCGATGGTAGATGGTTAGACGTGAAGGTGAATTTTTACGCGAACGACAGAGATACGCCCATCTACGGGCCAGACCGAGAGATTATTGGTTACGGTTACACACCTATTCTTCAAGGTGTAGAAGTTGTATGGAGAGAACCTTCGGAAATACGTGTTGGAAATATCCCTGCTAAAACTGGTGTAGAGGTGTCTAATTTTGAATTTAACCGTACATCACATCTACAAGCACTGGTAGAACTGTGTGATGAGTATGGTTGGGAATTTAAGGTTAGACATGAAGAAGCTACAGGAGAGTTGTTCCTTGATCTTGGTACACAAACCGCTTCGGGTTGGTCACCCACGATGGGAGAAAACCGTTCAAGAACAGGGGATATGCCTGTAGTACTTCGTGATGGAACAAATGCTGTTTTTCAGTCCTTCCACGACAGTATTGACGAAGTAGTAAACGTACTGCATTGTTGGGGAGCAGGTGAGGGTGTAGAACAGCTGTACACCGAGTTAAGAAATGAAGAATCCATCGCTTTTTATGGAGAAGAACTTCATGGAGAGCTATATGTTCCTCATGCAGAAACGTTAGCAGAGCTAATTCTTGAAGGACAAGAAGAACTAGACCAAAAGTCTATGCCTAAAACAGTGTTTGAAGTAGAGGTTACGGATTATGCTTTTGAGGACTATGGTCTACATGATTTTGTCTCTGTGGTACACCCGAAAACACGACAGATTATTGACGAAGCCCGTATTCTCGAAGAGAAGTGGTCTTGGACAGCACAAGGTGAGACCATCTTATTCGGTATAAACGACCACATTTTCAATCCGCTAGAGGTACTGCGTGGTTCTGGTGCTAAACATAAGACTGCACGGTACACTCCGCCTGCGCCTACACAGGTTTCGGCAATAGGGCTAGATAAGGCTGTGTACTTGCGGTGGCAATCCCAAGGTTCAGGGTTATACGCTATCAGGCATAGGCAGTTACCTAACGGGAATTGGTCAATTATTGCGGAAACGGTGTCACGAGAATACATGCATGAGGGATTAGAACCCAACTCACAACATGCTTACCAAGTAGCTGTAGTTAAGAATGGACGTATTTCCGCTTGGTCACCAGTGGTTTCGGCAGTGGTTTTAGAAGATGGAGAAGGTTCTTTTCTAGACCAACTGCCTGAAAACCCTGTCTTTGACAACTGCGAGTTCACGCACAGAGTGTTTTTAAGGTGGAAGCCATCTGAACGAGCCGTTAACTATGAGGTAAGAACGAACACCAACTGGGGAGATCAGATAGGTCTAATTTTCCGTGGTAATGCTTTAGAATATGTACATGTTCCGACTTCTAGAAGCTACACCTTTTATTTGCGTGCAATAAACGTTATGGGTGATTACTCCGAGGGCTACGACACTGTAACGTTAAGTATCCCTGTTCCACTTACGCCAAGTCCTCCGGAAGTAGTGCCGTTCTTTAACGCGCTTTGGATACAACCGCTACCCGTAACGCAACCAAGTATTATTGGACACAGGGTACGAGCAAAAAATTTGGCTACGAACGAAACTACTTACCTAGAAATCGCCTTGCATGGTCATGCCGTTTTTTACGCAGAAACCGGAGAGGAAATACAGCTAGAAATTGCTTCTGTAGATGCTGTTGGGCCTGGATCGTATTCAACTCCTATTGTTGCTTCGGTAAACTCGTTGCAAAGTCGAGACATACCAGACGATATAATCGACCCTAGTAAGCTAACCGAAGACTTACGTGGTAAGATTGACCTAGCCAAAACAAGTGCTCTTGATGCACTAGCACAAATATCTGATCTAGGTGGCGTTATAGGTGATGCATTAGCCGAGATCGATGATGCTAAGCAAAGGATATTAGACGCAGAAACTGATTTGCTAGATGCTAAAAATCGTTTACGTGATGTTGAGGGTGAAATTGATAGTGCCAAGGATAGGTTATTAGATGCCGAAAGTAGGTTGTCTAGCGTTGATGATGAGATAGCTGATGCTAAGGATAGGCTAACTGACGCAGAATCAAGACTGAGTGCTACAGAGACCGATTTAACCGATGCCAGAACTAGGCTCGCTGATGCCGAGAGTGATTTGCAAGGCTTAGAAGGCGTGGTAAGTTTTCACGAAACAAAGATCAGCAATATCGAAGGTGAGTTGTCCACTAAGATTTCAGAAACCGAGTTTAACGCCCTAGCGGGAACTGTAAGCACACATGAGACAATGCTTGCCCAACACGCAGACATGATCGCAATGAAAGCAGAGCAGTCGGAGGTTGACACTTTATCGGAAGCTGTAGCAAGTAATACAGCTACTTTGGAAGTCCATGCTACGCAGATCGCCGCTAGAGTAACACAAGAAGTTTACAATTTGTTGGAAAATAGAGTCGAGGAAGCTGAGGCTGAACTAGTAGTATTAGCAGATGAAATAAGTGCGAAAGTTAGTCAGACGGTATTTGAGGAATTGCAAAGCAGAGTTACCGCCAATGAAGCAGAACTTTTAGTCCAAGCTGAGGCTATACAAGCTAGAGTTACCCAAGAAGTGTATGATACGCTTGCTAATAGGGTAACCACAGTAGAAAGTACGTTGGAGGTACTACCCGAACAGATAGCCTTAAAAGCTAGTCAGTCAGATGTTGACGCTTTAACGGGCAGAGTCGAAGATAACGAAGCAGAACTGCTGGTATTAGCTACGGAAATATCGTCAAAGGTAAGCCAAACAGTATTCGACACCTTATCAGAGACAGTTGCAAGTCACAGCACACAGATCACACAAAATGCTACTGCTATAGAATCCAAAGCTGATAAGTCGGTAGTAGATACGCTGTCTGGTACTGTTACCGAACACAGCACTTTAATCAGCCAAAATGCCGAGGCTATAACACAAAAGGCTGATAAATCTACTGTGGATACGCTGACAGGTAGGGTAAGTGCGGCAGAAGCAATCTTGTCTACCCATGCAGAAGAAATTGAAGCACGGGCAACAAAAGAAGAGGTTGACACCCTCGAAGGTAGAGTAACTGCAGCTGAGGGACAATTGAGTGTTCAGGCAGGTAAAATTGAAGCCAAAGCTGAAAAGACCGAGGTTCAAGCCCTAGAAGAGGATTTGTCCGCTGTATCCAGCCAAGTAAGCACTTTGACCACAAACTACGACGGCATAGCTGCTAGAGTTGAAGCCGTTGAGGGTGTTACTGATGATTTAACAGGTGAGGTTTCCGACGTAAAGTACAGAACAGGGCAACTTGAGATTAGAGCAGGTAACATTGAAGCAAGCATTTCAGCTATTGAAGAAGACGTTGATGATCATGGAAATAGACTTTTGACTGTAGAAAATGCAGTCGTGAATGTATTACCCGGACAAATTGCACTAAAGGCCGATGCTAGTGAAGTTTACAAAAAAGGCGAAATTGACACTAAACTAGGGCAAAAAGCAGATAATGCGACAGTGAGTGAGTTAACTACAAGGATCACAAGTGCCGAACAAACCCTTGATGCGCACACAGGGGCTATTGCTCAGAAGGCAGAGCGAACAGAAGTTTACACCAAGACTGAAACTGATGCCAAGCTGGGTACTAAAGTAGACACCACAATCTACAATCAGAAGATTGGAGAACTGACTACTTCAATCGAGGGTATCAGCGGTAGGGTTTCAAGTGTCGAAACACAAATCACAGACCTAGAAGGAGAAATAATTGCAGAAGTAGAGCGTCTAGAGGGTAAGATAGATGTTCTACCTGGCTTAATTGAATTAAAAGCAGATGCTAGTGTTGTAGACGAACAAGGCGCACGTATAACCGCAGCAGAGCAACAAATTAGTGCATTAGACGGAGCAATTACACAAACAGTAGCACGAATAGACCAAGCAGCAATCCTTAAACCCCAAGGCGGTAAGCTATGGCACTTTGACACATCTTTAGAATCTACTGAGGGTATTAAGCCACTTGAAGGTGCCGTTGCTACTTTAAGACCGAATGAGGGTAGATTTGGTGGTGCCGTGGCGGTTGAGGAAGGG